GAATTTGTATCGCTTGCACCGCCAATGCTATTTGTATTTACTAAAAAATAACTTGTATTAGCTGTTCTTGCTTCAATCATAGTATATGCTGTACCTGATTGAGAGCCAATTTCAACTTGTGTTAAATTTACATTTGTTCTACTGTAATAGCTTAAATGAGTTGATGTTAATGATAATTGAGTTGAAGGGCTTAAAAATGTATTAGCAAAAGCGTTAGTTCCGTTAGGTAATGCCCCTGTACTACTATGCGTCCAACCCCCACTAAACACCAATCTAAAAGCTGCATCTAAATCCCTCGGGTCTTTTAAGTTCCATTTATGCAAAGCAGCTGTACCACCCACAAAAGGATAAATAGCTTTCATTTTTGTCCAAATGCCGAAGCCTTTTAACGCCACAACTAAATTGTTAATGGCTGTTAAATTTGTCGCACCTGTTAGACCGCTTGCCGTGAAGAATGCCTGTGCATCGGGGTCGTAACTTTGCCCGAAAGCGTATGGATTTATTATCATCTTGTTCCGATTAAAGTGATTTTCAAACCTGTTGCAGTACCGTTACCGATTTGGTCAATGTCAACCGTAATTTCTGCATCATCAGTAAGTGCCGATGTCGTAATAGTTGCAGGCGTTGCAGCCGTTACGCTTGTTTTTTCTGTATTATCAATGGTCAGCTTAGTACCTAAAACCGATGAACCGTTTTGATTTATGTCAACCGTAAAAATTGAACCCGAAGCCTGAGCAGTTGTAAGCGAAGCACGAACAGCCGTAAGCGTAAATGCAACTGGCAGTCTAAAAGTTACTTTATTAGTTCCTGCCGTTAGCGCTGTTGTTTCATCACTTGCAGCTGCCTGTATTTCAATAGGCTGTTTTTTATTCTCCCATAACGCTGTGACTGAGTTATACTGCAAAATGTCTTTATTTGCTACCGTGAGCGGATTTATCGCTACATTGTGCAACTCTTCAAGCTCATAGCCATTGTCGATCTTTACAAAGATTTTGCCGTTAACACCATGTGCATATTCAACATATCCAACTCTGACCTCGTGAAACGGAGCTGAAGGTTTTACGTTAGTAATAGCTCCGAAAGTTGTCGGACTGAGATACAGCAAATCACCATCGTTCCAAGTTTCGCCCTGCAAGCTTCCAGTTGTGTTGATTCCTGTAAGCGGACCATCCGAAACAATAAAACCCTCTTGATTAACTGCAATATTTTCGCAAACAATACCGAGAGTGCCAGCTGAGTTTATATCGCTGTCAGCCTTTGCGAGCTTTACTGAAAGTCTTTGACCAGTTGCACCTGCCACGATTACAACTTGATAGCCTGCCTTTGTAAGCGGCACTAAAGGCGTTGTCTTATTTACAACCCTTGTGATAAGTTGCTGCCCGACATTTAAAGTAGTGTTGCCACCTTTTAAGCCTAAGTTTAAAGTGCCTAAAGCATCATTCCAAACAAGTTGACCTTCGCCAGCCGTGTCAGTCGTTGCGAGGTTAAAATCAATTTTATCGACATTTAAAAGGTCGTTGTTGTTTAGGTTTATGTCATTTGCTCCTGCTGAGTTGCCATTGATTAAAACCTGAGCGAGATCGTCACCACCACCGCCGCTTAACTTAAAAAAAAAAGAGCTCGAAAGCAAATTAACCAAGTCGTAAGCGTTGCCAGAAAAAGCAACTGGAGCGGCTGGCTCTACCTGAGTATTATATATCTGGCTGGCAAAAAGTGAGTGCCATTGATTAAAGCCAAATTTTACAATAACCTCGTCCGTTCCTTTTACGTCAAGAGCATTGACATTGACAAATACTTTTTGAATATTACCAGCGGCATCCGTTAAAACGACATTGCCTGTACTTTGCTTAATTATGTCCATATTAGTAAAAAATTATATTAGTTGAAGTATTTTTTTTTGTCTCGCAGGCGTGGCAGTGCTTGCCTGTCATATTCCAATATCCACAATTACAAATTGTATGGCAGCCTCCGCAATCATCCTCACACGGGCAGTTTTTCGCGTCAAATAAGGGTAAATCCGTTTTATTTTCGCAGAGGAAATTCTCGATTAAAGGCTTTAAATTGTCAATCCTTTGCATCATATTGTCTTGAAGGAAGCGCACACCCTGAACCCCTGCATTTTGCGCAAATTCGCTGTCGTTTTGATAAATGCCCTTTGAGCTCACTTGAATAGTCAAATAAGGTAAAACCTCGTAATAAACAGCGTAGGCAGTATATCTCATTAAGTACTGAACCCAGAAAGTCTCATATATTGCAGGAGCAGGAGCGATAAATTTATTGACTATTGCCCCGACTGCAGGGTTGTAATTGCTCTCTAAAGGATTTTGCTGCGCGATCATATCCTGATACAAAGCAACTCCCAAAAGAGGCTGCAAAAACCTTTCCTCGCTGTCCTTAATGTGAGGGCTTATTTGATTAACATCAAAGCGAGCCGTAACTGGAGCAGGTCGATAAATTCCTGTATTAACTACCTCACCCGGCTTGATTAGTGTCTGCATTTTCTGTGTTTATTTGCTCTTGTTCAATTTGTTGAAATCCGAGTTCCGCTCTCATCTCGTCCACCGTTAAAATATCTTTTATCGGAATGTCGCCTGCAAAACTTACCGGCATCGGCTTTGCAATATCGAGCGCTATATTTGACCAATTAAAGCCAAGCCAAAGCGCTGCATCCTGTATAATCGGATTAAGGAACTTTGTTAAGTACAACCTTTGCATTGGACGAATGACCGTATTATAAACAATATCAAATTCGGAGCGGATCTGCTGATTTGTTCCAAGACTGCCAGCCGTCCTCAACCCTGTAAGCGATACCGACCAGCGATGCGCTGCAATGATATTTGTCTGCGCCATGTTCTGCAGGTTCAGAAATTCGCCTTCATTAGAGCTATTCAAAATCTGAACGTCTGATTTATATGTCGGGTCTCTTAAAGCCTGTATAAACATTTTAGAGTTGTTCCCTGTACCGGTAAAACATTCTTTCATAGCCCGGACAACTTGCTGAGCTTCCTCTTGATTAGCTGAGCCGAAAAGCGAGATAATTGCGGACGGAGTGAAACCGTTTTCAAATTTGCTTTGGTTAAATTTCGGGATCCTGTATTCAAGCTCCGCCCAGATTTTAGCGCTCACCCAGTCAGGAATGCCCCAATAAGTCAAAGTCGGCTCATAGTTTTTAAGATGAACGATTGACTTTTCAACCCCTCCGATCTTCTCAAATGTCGGGAAAATTGGTAAGTCTGTCACATTTTGCGGAGTTACTTCCCACGCCTCTTCGAATTCATCTGATACCCCTATGTGAGTCGGGTAAATACTGTCTTTTGCTGCTTTGCGAGGTCGGCACCAGTTAATCGGCAGGCATCTTAAATAATATTTTTTAGTCTGTCCTACTTTTATCCGCTGAACCTCGATAAAAGCATTGCCAAAGCTCGCAAAATCTTTTGCAATTTTAGCCGTCAACTCTTCGACATTCTCGCCCTCTGGAGTTAATGCCGTGAGCCAGTCATTTAAGCTCTGGATCTGCTCCTCTGTTATCTCTTGCGCCTCAGCTCTTGCAGTCTTTAAACTTGCCAGCATCGACATTGTAGCTGCAGGAACAGTATAAAAGCCGTCACCACCAAAATAATTGACTTTTTGTTGAATTATGCCAGCCGTAGTTGGACTATTATTGCAAATTGCCTGTAATCTGTCCAGCCTGCAAAGGTCATAGGTTGAAAAGGGAACGTACGTCCAGACCGTACGGTCCAAAAGCTCTTTGGAAGGTTCCCGAAAAATGTCGTCAACGCGGAAAGGATGCACCCCGTTATTGAGTGAACCCCACGCGTAAACGTCGTTTTTTGGCTTAATTTCGCCCGATACAGCCGTTTTTCTTCTACTCATTGGTATTATCTGTCGTTTCTGCTTTAAAGTTGTCTACTGGCTTGTTTTTAGGCTTTTTACCTATAAGCTCAACACCTTTAAATCCTATGTGATATAAATGCTCGAGCTGTTCCTGAGTTGCCTTTGACAAATGTACGTTAAATTCTGTATTATAAACCGTACAATCAATGAATTTTTCTTTTACTTTAAACATAAAAACAGATTTTTAATTTAAAAAAGGGAGAGGATAAAAACCCTCCCCCTCCGTATGAATTCCCCCAAAATCCAAAATTAGACTGGAATAGTTACTGTCGAAGCAACTGGAATGGCTTGTACTGTACCTCTTGACGTCAAAGTAATGGTTGACTGGTTTTGATCATTGATTGCCGTTCCTGTCACTGTCTCGAAGTTAGTCAGCTGTGCCGGGTATGTGATGCCCAAAGTTGTCAAGTTATTTGGAGCGCCCCACATCCAGCGCGTGCCGTTGTTCTCTTCGTGGATTACGATAAAACCGCAGCAACAATCTTGCAGCTCCTGAATAGCAGCGCGAGTGTCCAAAGCATGGCAAGGAAAAACAGCGACCAAAGTCTGAGTGACTACTGTATTACAATTTACGCGCTCGCCTGTTTCGGTAAAGTTTGCAGTTTCTTGATACGGCTCAAACTCATAAAATTTTGTTAAGCCTACCATTGTAATAGTGTCGATCTCGCCAGCCGTGATATTCAAAGAAGCAACATCCTCTTTTGAAGCGACCCAGAATTTAGCGACACCACCTGCGCAAGCATTAGAGCAATCTATTGTTAATCCTGATGTTAAACAGCTCATATTTTTATTTTTATTAGGTTAAAAAATTAGTATGCAACCGTGATCAGGTCTGAATGTTTGTAATTGAAACCTAAATAGAATTTAGATTTTACTTTCAATTTCTCATCCTCTTCATCATGCCAAGCGATTGACTGGTTGATCGGATTAGCTATGTCAGTACCTAAAACAAAGTTAGTGCGCTCAGTATAAAGAACAAAGTTAGCCTCATTTACATTCAAGTAGTTAAGCGCGTATTGCTGCCAGTCGTACATTGGACGAACCTCAATACCGTTGAATGTCAATCTTTGAGCGCCATTAGTTAAGAGCGTCAAGTGAGCCGCAGAGCTTACGCCATTGTTTTGTAGATCCTGAAGGTATTGTCTGTAAACATTAGCCGAAACTAAGAATACTTTTTGAGCTTCTGGAACTGCGCTTAGTACGTTAGAGCTATTTTCCCATACAGCTGTAAGAAGGTCGATACCATCACCAGCTCCGAGCGGAGTGCCTGAGTTGGAGTTGATATAAGGAACTAAGTTACCAGCTACGAGCTGAGGAATATAAACAGACCACATACCGTCCGTGATGTTAACTGCATCGTCAACGCTGGCTTTGTTACCAAAGAAAGCAACTTTTAACATTTGCTTTTTAAGAGCTTGTACCATGCGAGTCATAAGGATCTGCATAAAGATAGTACCTTCGAGGTTAGAACTGTTTGAGCCTGCTTTAAGCTTTTGCTTGTAAACAGTGCCTACAAATTCGTCATAACAAAGCTCCAGATTTACTTTCACTTCATCAACTTCGATACATCTTTCGAACAAACCGAGATTGCCCTTTGGAGTCCAACCGCAACTACCAGCGAGCTGCATAATATCTTCCATTGCGCCTACATATCCGATTTGCTGCTTATTGTTTACGAGAACCATAGTCTCGAAAATTTCTTCGATTTCAGCGTCAAAAAATACTGGTTTGAAAAGCATTTCCTGCGCCTGAGTGCCAACTAATCCAATACGGAATTGGCCTGCTTCAAATGTTGCCATTATATTAAAATTTTGATTTGTTAGTTAATAAATTAAACAAGTGTCCAGTTAACTGTCAAAGTAATTGATCCACCATCAGAAACGAAATTTATATCGCCAGTCTGAGCACCTGCTCCGAGATTGCCATCAGCAACAGCAGACAAAGTGTATTTTTGACCCGGATAAATAACGCCTGCAAATTGTGGAAGCGTTGCACTCAATACGTCAGCGACTGGAGTAGCACTTGCAACCGTCAAAACTGTAAAGCCTGTATTGTGCAATTCAACTTGGAAAGGAATGTCCGCACCGTCAGGGAAAGAACCAAGAGCAAGAGTAGTAATGCCAAGAGCACCACCAACAGCAGAAAGAGAAAGAACTGGAGCAGCCAGAGCCTCAGTGTCAATAACCAAAGTTCCGCCGTTATATGCAAAGCTGAATTTTTTAGTACAATCGCAATTTAAAATATCAAGTTCGCCAGTTGAGATCTCGATAATTACGGACCAATCAGAACCTGTTAAGCCTGTTACATCAATATCCAAAGTTGAAACCGTACCAGTTCCAACCGCAGTTGCAAAGTTACCAGCTCCGTCCGTAATTTGTACTTTAAAATACTTAGTATCGTATCCGCTTGTCGGAGCATTTACCGTTACAGTGGTAACGCCTTCGACAGTTGCAAGTTCTACGTTCAAATCTAAATCGCAGCAACCTCCGCAATCCTCAATTTTCAGGATTTCAGCATTGGCAGCGTTAGCCAAAGGATTAGTACGAGCGAAAAAGAACTCCTCAGAGTTCCCCTCTTGATAAAAGTTTTCTTTATTAAATGCCATTTTATGTTAATTTTTAATGAGTGAGTTAATAAATTTTGAAGCCTGCAGGATCTGATCCTGAGTGAAACCGATTTCCGCAGTTTTTTCCGCTTTTACGTCGCTTTTGTAGCTCATTTTAGCTAAAATTTCAGCTTCTAAAGCTTCGAGTTTGAGTTGTTTTTCCTCGAGCTGTTTGTCAAGAGCTTCAATTTTTGCAGTTAGTTCCGCACTTTCGTCGCTTTTAACTTCCTCTTTTGCCTCAATGGCTGGCTCTTCGGCTTTTTCCTCAGCGACTGGAGCCTCTTCGACTTCCTGCTCGGTTATTTCTGCCTTAAATCCAAACATTGCCGCGAGTTGCTGGAGAAAAGTCTTTTTTTCAACTTGCATACTGTTTTTGATTTGATTTGGAATGTTTTTAAATTTAGCCTCCGCTCTGATCATTGCGTAGGTTTCTTCATATATAGAGTTGTTATCCTCTTTTTCCTCGATAATGATATCAATAAAACCCATTTCGAGCGCCTCGTCAGCAGTTAGCCACGTTTCAGCCGCCATCATTTTTTTGACTTCCTCGAGTGTTTTCTCCTTGCTGCCCCCGATCAACTTCCCTTTGCTTTCGAGCTGAGCTGTATAAATCTGAGCCATTTGCTCGTCAAACATTTTCAAAAGCTGTATTGTCTTTTCAAGTTCAAAGACGTTCCCTTCAACTCCGCCCCAGCTGTTATGCATCATAAAAAAGGAGTTCTTTGTCATTTCCTTTTTCTTGCCTGCCATTAAGATAATTGTCGCAGCACTGGCAACAATACCAATGCCTCGAGTTGTTGTTTTACCTGCATACAAAGCGATCATTTCGCTTATTGCCATGCCCTCTATAATAGATCCGCCAGAACTTGATATATTGATAAGGACATCTTGCCCTCCTGCATCGTTAAGTGCTTTTTTTACCGTGTCTTTGGTCTCGGTATCTTTGCCTCCAATAACTCCGAAAATGTTTAATTCAAACATCGTTTAATAGATTTTAAACAAAGGTAAAAAGGCATTTACTCACAAAAAAACGATAAATAAAAAAAACTGCTACCCCTGTAAAGAGATAGCAGCCAAACTTAAAAAACTAATGGAATTACTACATACAAATACAAAAATAATTCTTTATTTCAGATCATAGCGCCAAAGCTCATATTTTTCTATTACTGCGATTAAAATTTGCGCGTACTTTGGATGCGTTGCGTAACCGCACTTCTTTAATCCTCGAGCCCAGCCTTTATAATTTGTCCTTTTGAGCTTAGTCAAATGCCTGTAATGGTTTGAAGTTAGGAGTTTAGAATGATCTCGATATGACCACCACGCGGAGCGATAAACAACAAAGCGATCTGTCGGAGTGTCGTCCCTGTAAACGGCAAACTTTTCTTTTCTGCCTCTGTGCCATTTTACCCCGAAGTGGTTATTGTGTTTTTTTGCGAGGCTTGATCGCCCTGCATTGCTTTCGATTATTCCCTGTGCCAATGTGATACTGACTGGAATATTAAACAAGTCCGCTTCCTTCTTTGCAGTCTTCAAATACTTTTGGATGTACTTTTCAATGTGCTGCGGAGCTGGCTGTCTCTTTAGTGCCGGGAAGGTTGCCGAGCTGAATAAAAAAGCCGTTAGAATTAAAAATGTTTTCATAAAAATAAGGTTTTAATTATAATAAAATATTGACTAAAAACGCCCCAAAGGCATAGCCGAGACCATAGCACAAAGCGAGCTGAGCGCGTTGTTTGTTGTTCTTTGCTTCAATCTGATAAGCAAGGAAGGGGAGACCGAGAAAAGGTCCGATGAATGCCCAAAACACCATTGGCAAAAGCTGCCTATCAGAAACAGCTGAAATGTAGAACGTACTTGCTATTTCGATAATTACAGCGGCAATAAATAGGATTATGTATTTCATTTTAAAAGTTGCTCATTAAGTTGTTTGATTGTGTCTTTTAATCCAAAAGGGAAACAAGTATGTTCCCATAGATAAAACTCACATTCATCTTCAGTCCATTCGGGTCTAAAATGCTGTACCCAATCGATGAAATCCATATCTTTTGCCATTTCAATTGTTAGTTCTGTCATGTGTGTGTTTGTTTTTTGTTAATCAATTCTATTGCTTTTTTAAATCCATCTATAAATGGCTCTGTTAAAGATTCGTGACTAAGCGGATTCGCCTCTTTGTAGTAAAATTGGTCGGCATATTCATCCGCAATTTTTCTAATATCATCATCAGAAAATAATATCTTTTTGTAAAAAATCCTTTTATCTTGTTTTTGCATGGTGTTTGTGTTTTAAGTTAAAAAAGAACACACTTCTGGAGCTTCACCAGCCTTCTATATTCATGTACCTCTCAGTTAAGAGTCAGCACTGAGCTTTTTTACTTTGTGTGTTCTTAAAAATGCTGTCTTTCCAGCTGTCAGATACTTCTATACCAGCGAGGTAGATTGTTTTTTGTTCGGTCGCATGGCTTTCTGGAACTCTACCGAAACCAAGTAACTTTCGCAAATACAGCTGTTAGCGGTAATTGTCGGGTAGTTTCAATAATTTCTTTAATTGTTGTCTATTATATGAATCTATATCAACTAATCCGTTCATTTGGCTTCTATGGAATAATGCAACTAAATGGTCGTACATTTGTTTCACTTCGGTAGCATCAAATGAACAACTACCGCTAACACCAGCTATATTTAATTGCTGGCTCTGTGCGTTATTCAAGTTTTGTTCTTCGTTCATAATTTATCGTAATTTGATAGTTTAGTATTTCAAAATCAGCAACTAAACATAGCTGTAAACGTTATCGGCAATGCTATACACCATCACCGAAAGTATCATTGTAATATTGTTCAGCTTGTTTAGTTGCTTCTATTTCCAAAGGATAAACCAACCCTGTTAGATGAGCATTTATTATCTGCTCCTTTTCCATTTCGAGGGCTTGCTGAAATTTAGCGTGTAATTCCATAGATACTCCAAAAGGAATGTGTTCACCTAAATTTGGAAGATTCTGCTTTAACCATTCTACTGCTGTCATTTTTTATATGGTTTTATTTCAGTGATGCTATCGTCAACAAA